AGGAAAGTGGCGAGTTTTGCAATGTTGTACCGTTACAAAGCAATGTTTTGTTGTTGCCTAATCATATGGTCACATCTCAAACTGAGTATGTCACACTGACTAAAATTGGTGGACACACTTTCGAGAATATGCCATTAGATAATAAGGTAGCTATAAGAATTCCTGGTACTGATTTTGCGGTATGGTGGTGTCCTGGTGCTGGATTACATCGTGATATTGTTGAGTATTACCCCAAAGATATTGATGAGGGGAAGAAAGTGAATGCTTTTACAATTTTCAATAAAGATGGAGAGTTAGTCAGATACCCAAGTATGACTGCAATTAGGTCACGTGTTGTCACAACCGCTGGAGGGTTTTTTCAAGGATACAAATATTGTTTTCCTGAAACAACTTTTGGTGGCTTATGTATGGCGACATTAGTTGGACAAGTTGATGGTATGCCTTTTATTGCTGGTCATCATTTGGCTGGAAGAGGCAATGTCGGAGCTGCTGGAGTTTTAACTCGTGGGCAACTTTATGACGCTATTGAATCTCTTTCAGAGAGACCAGGTATTTTGATTTCTCATTCAGCTACTCCGCTTGAAACCAATAGTATGGGTATTGAATTTGGACCTTTGACTGCACCGCATGAGAAGTGTCCAACAATGGATTTGAAATTGAATTCCAAGATTCGTATTCATGGTGCTCATTCTCAAAAAGAAGGCGATACTTCAAGTTCTGTTGTTACATCTACAATATCACCTTTTGTAAAGGATATCATGCGGATTGAAAAGAAGCATGACAAACCCAAACAAATGGGTGCTCGTAGGCACAAGGTATTGGATATTGGTGGCAAAGTTGATACTGCCACTAAATTTGATTCTAAGATATTGCAACAAGCCTATTCAGATTTTGAAACACGTTTGATGTCTATTCCAGATGAAGAATTAGCTAAGGTTGGAAAAATCAGTAATGATGCCAATCTTGCTGGCTTGGATGGTGTTTTGGGTATTAATGCTATGAATTTTTCAACTTCGGTTGGTTTTCCTGGCAAAGGACCTAAGACGCAATTTGTAGACAAATCTGATCGCAAAGTTGAAGGTATTTCATGCCCGCGTGATGTTGATCCTATGATTTTGGAGGAAGTTGAAAAGATGGAAAAACAATTATTGGCTGGTAAGTCAATCAATACTATCTTTAAAGCTTCATTGAAGGATGAACCGACTAAAATGAGCAAAGACAAAGTGCGTGTGTTTGCAGCTGCAAATATGCCTTTTGTTATGTTGGTTCGTAAGTATTTTCTCACTCTTGCTGCTTTGGTGCAGAGGAACAAGATAATCACTGAATGCGCTGTTGGAACGATTGTTCAATCTCCAGAATGGACAGAATTATTTCAACATATTGGTAAACATGGTTGGGATCGAGCCATTGCAGGTGACTACGCAAGATTTGATATACGTATGAGTCCTCAATTTATGCTCGCTGCTTTTAAACTTTTGATTAAGTTAGCAGAAAAGAGTGGAAATTATGATGAGGATGATCTCACTATCATGCGTGGCATTGCCACTGAGATTTCTTATCCTACTTATGATTATTTTGGAACGTTGGTTCAGTTTATGGGATCAAATCCATCTGGACATCCTTTGACAGTTGTTATTAACAGTTTTGTGAATTCTTTGTATTTACGTTATTGTTGGTATGCAATTGCTAAGAAGAAGGGATGGTGGAGAGTTCCACCATTTGCTAGTGGAGTTTCAGCAATGACTTATGGTGATGATAACATTATGACTGTTGCAAAAGGTTTTGATGATTTTAATCATACTGCAATTGCAGAAGAACTTGCTGAAGTTGGTATTACTTATACAATGGCTGATAAGGATGCACCATCTGTTCCATTTATTCATTTGAAAGATGCTTCTTTCTTGAAGCATTATGCTGTATGGGAT